TATTGTAACACAATTTAGTTTAGAATGCAACAATACTAATGCTTGTTTCATTACTACTGCACCTGCTCCTTGTAGTAATACATTCAAGGCAGCGTGTGCTGATCGAACCATAAGCCTACGACCATCAAGGCTAGGTAACCAGCCACGCTTGGCTAGTCTATCTACCTTCTGTCTCAGTGTCTTGAGTGCTGGTGTGTTGGCAAGAAAGCTATCGATTAACTTCTTACCTTCACGTTCACCACCACCTACGATAGCACCTATCTTAGCTGGACCCGCACCATAGAGGAAAGCATAGATAAAAGTCTTGGCTTGATCCCTGTTAGTAAGACCTGCTGCCTTCATGTTCTTAGTATGAATGTCACCACTCAGTATCTCGTTGGTGTACTCCTCGTCACGCATGTAGTGTGCAAGCATACGTAACTCAAGACCACTAGCATCTATACCTACTAGTACATTACCTTGCTCCACTGTCCAACACTCACGACACTCCTTACCAAACGGATTACCAACACGAGGTACTTGTGCTAGGTTAGGCTTACTGTGTGTCATTCGTCCCGTGACTGCACCGTTGGTGATGACCTTACAGTGAACCCTGTCGGAGTTATCAGCATGGTCAATCCATGATTCAACTTGAGCCACCCGTTTCTGAATGAGTAGGTACTCTGCAATGAGTTTAGCTTCAGGTAAGTCAATAGTTTGTAAGACTTTCTCATCAACGATCACCGATCCTTTCTCTGTGTGCTTAGTTGGTTGCCAACCCAGAGTCATTAAGCGTTCTGCTATCTGCTTGCGTGATCCTGGATTGAACACTTCTACTTTGTCCTTGAGTCTGTTGCCTGTCTTTTCGCTATACCTGCGTGTTACAATAGGTCTGAAAACTTCTTGTAGTTCTTCCTCAATTTCGTGTAGTCTTTTCCTCCAACCTGCCAAAAGGAATAACGCTTTCTTAACATCGAGCTTGAATCCTTTTTCTTCTTGTTGCTTAACGATAAGAGCGACTTGATGTTCGAGATCCAATGAGTTACCCCATACCAATAGATCATTGCTAAGACGCTTATGTAATGTCTCGGTAACGGAAACATCCTGTTTACAATAGCTGACCATCTCTTCTGTAAGCCCACCATCAAAGTCTTTGAAGTCATCCTTGTAGTTTCCTAGTCTTTGACCCCAAGCCTTGAGTGAATGTCCTCCCTCGATGATTGGGTTCAGTAGTCTTGACATGACTAGCGTGTCTGACATTGTGTGATGAGTTGTATCGATACCCCATACTTTTTGTAGCACAGGCTGATCGAACCCTATGATATTGTGACCTATCAGCGTGCTTCTTTCTGTTAGGTATTCTGCTAATTGATCTTTCTCTTCCCATACTATTACCTCCTTAGTTGATAAGTCTTTAGTAACAGCGCACCAGATATGAGTAGCTGTGCTGTTAGTCTCGATGTCAATGATGATTGATCTCATAGTACATCTTCCTCTTCGTCTTTGCGTTCAATCATTCTACCAGAATCCAAGTCATAAAGCAAGCGACACGCTGGTCCAGTGAGTCCAGAGAATCTGTTCTTTAGTACACGTACATGAGTGGTGTGTCTCTCAAGTGGATCATCATCCTGACCGTTACGTTCCAGTCCAATCACTAGGTCTGATAGCTGTGCAATAGAACCAGAGCCACGTAATTGTGACAAAGATGTGGCAGCCCCTTCCTCATGTCCCTTACCGTCAGGTCTCTTGAGATGTGACACAACGAACAACGAGATACCACACTCAGCCACAAGCATACGTAGCTTAGTCATGATCTCATCGATAGACTTACGCTCATCACCTGACCCCTGTGCTGACACGACTATGGACACGTGATCTAAAAACACGAAGCGACACCCCAAACCTTTAGCGAGGTAGCGAACACGACTCAGTATGTTATCGATACTCGTTGACCCGAAGTGATCGAACAAGAACATACGACCTGTGCCTAGCGTAGCATCGAACGACTGACGCAACTCATCAGTGCTGTACTCTACATCAGGTAGGTGTAATGGTTTGTTAGCATGGAGTGACATGATAGAACGTGCTGTCTTGTTGGTTGATTCCTCCAAGAACATCAGCCCTATGTTATCGTCTGTGTTCTTCAGTACATGCCACACTAACTCACGTACAAACTGTGACTTACCTAGTCCTGACCCTGCTGTGATAGTCACAAGCTCCTCACGTATACCATACGACAGCTTGTTGAGTCCTCTGAATGGGTAGTCAACAATGCTCTTCTCGACAGGCTTAGACACCTCATCCCACAAGGTAGATCCATCGATGATACCATCCGGTACATAGCGTTCGGACTGCCACCACTTCTCGAAGAATAATTTCTCATCTCCTCGACTCAAGTAATCGCAACCATCCTTGAACTCAGACGTAGACTTGAACACCTTGATCTTAGAACCAAAGACTTCAGCTATCTGCTTAGACGCTTCGTGTCCTTGATCGTCATTGTCCATGAACACAACGATGGAATCAAAACTATCAAGCCACTCATAGTTCTTACGGATGTCAGCACCTGCTGATCCTGCTCCGTTCCTGATTGATACGACAGGGTACTTACTACCTAGCATCTGGTAGCAAGCAAGAGCATCCATCTCCCCTTCTACTATCGTTACATACTTACCGCCCTTGTTAAACAAATGCTGTCCAAACAAGCCGCCTTCCCTCCAGTCACCTACGGTAGAGAACTTCTTGTCTGCAATGCCACGCTTCTTGTACGCTACTACATCGTTGCCGTTGTGGTATGGAAACCAGTAGCTGTTACTGTCTTGCACAACGCCATACTTCTCACACGTTGCTTTAGTTATGCCTCGATCAACGATAGTCTTAGAGACTGCATCGTCATCCGGTTCTGCCATCTTAGTAGAATGGAGTGTCATCTTGTTCCTTTGTGTTTGATTATTGTCGCCTGTCCAGTGCCTAGTCTTACACGAGAAGCAATAGGTAGAGTTCTCGTAGTAAGTCAAAGCATCTGAAGAGCCACAGTCATTACATGGTTGATGTGTTTTTATTTTATTCATAATAAATAATAATAAGTAATAATTAATTGATAACTAAGTTAAATATTTTAGCATGGATTTATTGTTCCGGTACAATTTTGTATCCACGCACATTGAATGCACGTTGTAGTACCTCGATCTGTCTATCGATAGGGTAGTCGTTACCGTTGATTGAGTTGTACAAATCAGACAACAACCCCTCCTGATAAGACTCCTCTTGCCAAGCCTCCTCTTGTGCTACTGTCATCTCGTACTCGTGTCCGTCTTGATCGTAGTATTCATCATCCATTTTGTTTCTCCTTTAGTTAGTGATCGTCTACGCTGATACCACCGTAGAGTACTCCGCTTATGTTGTCAAGGTCTAAGTCCTCTGGGTAGTCCTCGTAGTCGTGCATCAACGAGGTGTTACCGTAGCTGTGTACGCCTGTGTCCTTAGCGCAACTGACGCACAGGTCTAGGAACTCCTTAGTCTCTGCTGACTTCGTGCTTGCCTCGTACTCAGACAGCACCTCATTACAAGATTTACATCGCATAAAATTCCTCCGTATCTATGTAACCCTTAATGTATTCCTTGATTAACTCAACCTCAGATAGAGTATGGATTACTCCGTCCTCTATCATGCGAGGGTTGAGCTCACGATTAAAGAATGAATCCTCTTGTCCACATTGGAACGGTGTCATGTCCTTCATACTAACTCCTCTAAATATAAATTATATTTTTTCCTGTTCTCAACAGGGTCTAACAGTTGTAGATTAGATAAGGTATGCAGACCACATACTACTTTAGAATTCAATGGGACAATATGGTCAACCACTAACCCCAACTCTTTAGCCTTTCGATAGAGCTTTTTAATCTCGCCCTTCTCTGACTCATACCAAGACGGCCTAGCCCGCATCTTAATCTGCCTTCGTTTCTCACGACGAGACCTAGACTTGTCCTTGTTATTATAGTAGTACTCCCGACTGTAAGCCCTAGCCTTTTCCTTGTTAGCTTCGTGCCACAGTCGATGAGTTTCTTTCTTTCGTGCCTTGTTCTTCTCATACCACAGCTTGTCCCTTAAACGCTTGCGTTCTTTCTTTTCCTCTGCTGTAAGTATTTCACCCATTATACTATCCCTCTAGGTGGCGCGTCCTTCTCATCTGGTCTGCCTTGTAACTCTTCAGCATGATGACGAACGTCAACGCACTCCCACTCAAAGAAATCATCATGCACTGCTTCCTCTGCTATCAGCAAGGCATCGTCATAACTATCAGCCTGTACCTCCTTGAAGTACTCGATATCAACATATAACTTATAGCTCTTCATACTACCTCCCTTTGTCAGGTCTAAATAAATACATCTCCAACGCACTGTCTACACGGTACGTCCTATACATAGTACATAGTTGACTCTCAGTTGTAAAGTAAAAACCACCTCTCTTTTTCTTGTGCTTGTCCATCAATTTCTTTCTTCGGTTCTGCCTCTGTCTTTCAGATAACATAATACACACCCCATATCATCCATAATAATACACCCACATGAATACCTGCGAGCACCAATAGAAATAATAACATTAATAAATCATCCTTCATAGTCTACCCCTATATCTCATACACTTATTGTTGAACACTGACTGCCTTATTCCACAGGATTTCGGCAACCTCTGACACAGGTATCACTTCCATGCCTATCTCATTGCGTACTACCTCCTCTCTTGTCATGCCCTCTGTGAGGTCATCAAGAGCCTCACACGCCCTTACTTCGTCCTCATATAGTGTACCCCTATCACCCACCCATACAACGTAGCCACCAGCCTCCTCGGTAGCCTCATTAAAGATCGCATCTCCGTAATCATAAGTCATAATAATGTAACTCCTTTAACAAAGTAATGAACAACAACCACCACGCATACGGCACGTGGTAACATCCATAAAAAATCTTTAATCATAACTCTATTTCCCTTGATATAATGGTTGTTTCATCTACGCACATGACATGCCCGTGCTCCATGACTAGCTCTTCGATATCTTGCCAGTAGCGCATCGCCTCGTGCTCATCTTGGAACGTGATGATAGGTTCTCCGTTCTTGGTTCTAATGCTGTAAGATTTCTTGGTCTCTGTGTATGTCATTGTTCTACCTCCAACCAAGTTTCCAAAACATCTGCTATTTTTTCGTATGTTGAATGCCAGTCAATATCATCCATGCGATAGCACGCTGACTCCCAATTTAAAGACGGGTTATTCACCAAGTCAGGGTCAAAAGATTCTTTGTCCCACCAAGCTATCACTACAGAATCATCCTCATCGTAGTTGTTTTTTAACTGCTCAATGATCTCTTTTACTTTCATTGTGTTACCTCCCATGTTGGTTGTTGAATGTTGATAGTATAGCCCAGTTCCTTAACTATTTTTATCGTCTCAGGTGTGAGCGTTGTCTTGTTGGTGAGTTGGGCGAACAACTCCGCCCTCTTACATGCCGGATAGTACAACGTTCTACCGTACACGCCTTTTGCTTCTATTGTGATTTCCTTTTGTTCCATTTTTTATTTCTCCTCTATGCGTAAATTTTGCCTTGATATACACCGCCAAATAATAACTCTCCCTCTTTTTCGCTTGGTGGGTTCGATAAGATTATATTTGCCATGAACTCGAAATAGTTTTCTTGTATTTTATCTTTCAGTTTCTCGCTTGGATTCTCGTCAATACTTCCCATATCTATGGCAAGTTGAATGATGTCATCATAGTAGCAAGGCATGACCAGTGCTAAGCCTTGCAACCATTCAATCATTGCGACCCGTTGCCCTACCTTATCAATACGTTGCCCGTATTCGTCTATAAACCTATCCCAAATATCGTCTATAGTGCATTCGTTCTCTGTTAGTAGATAGTCAATGTAGTTCTTTTTGTATTCGGTGTGGTGTAATTTCATTTTATTTCTCCTATTTTTGTATTAGCTGTTGATGCGTTAACATTTGGTTTAAATTAAGACATTTTTTGGTTATTGAATATCCTTCATATACTATAAACTGCGGGGCTTTGCCTCTGTATTTCTTATCAATCCAATCATTGTAAACCCCGTCAACTAGGCATGCTACGTGGTTGATTGAGCCATGAAACAACGTAATACGTACCCTTGTTGTATTTCTGGGCGAATTGATGAGCGGTTAACCCTACTGTTCTAAGCCTACCACTTTTTGTTACCTGTAAACTACTATTATACATTCGTTTAGAACTATAACCAAAGGCTTTTAGTGCTTCGTGTTGTGTTGGATAACCTGCCCCACGCCTAAATTTTCGCCCATGCTTTGCTAGTTTACGTTGACAACGCTTGAACGAATAACCCGTTACAGTAGCTAATGCGTTAACAGTACAGAAACCGACATCGCCTAGCTTTTCGCCTATGCTTTTAAGTAAAAGATAATCTTGCATTGTAAAGCCTCCTTTTATTAATGCGTTCAACGCTCTAAGTTCTAAAACGCTGAAGGCATTAGCCTTACACTATAACGAATTTCTAAGGGCTTTCAGTCTCTCAAGTGTTCGCGCCCTATGTGCTATCGTGTAAAGCTGTTTGCCTTACTGTGTTACATCCGCTAAGTGGTGGTGGTGCTAGCATGTTCCAATGGAGCCGAGGCATCCAATACCTGCTACTTCACTATGTGCGGTCTGTCATCGTGAGCCTTTAATTGACTAGCACCCAAAGAGTAAGAGTCCCACTATGTGATCCGGACAGTTCAAACCAATTTTTAACTCGGCTCTAGATCATTGCGCCTCGGCGCGATCCCTGTCTGACTCTTACCCCTCATTAGTGCTAGTGCCCCGAATGAGTTGATACGGTTAGTAGACCACAGCTAAAACATCGTGTCAACAATATTTTTAATTATTTTTTAATTATTTTTTTTATGGCTTATTCCCAAAGATGAAACACGCGCGC